GAATCCCATGTTTAATTCTCCATGCGTTGTAGCGTATCAATCTGCATGAGGTCAGCCGGACCTGTTTGATACACCGAAATTTCCGGTTAGTTAAATATACACCAAAAGAAAAGGGGGCACAAGGCCCCCTTTGTCTATCAGGTCGTACCGGGGGAACCGAAAGCTCCCAATGGATCAGACCAGCCGAATGAATAACGCTCACGAGCCTTGTAACGTACGTTACCAGTATCGAAGTCGCCGTCCATTTTGTTCTCCAAAGGCATACGCTCAAAGTGCTTCAAGCCGTTGGGAACGTCGGTCATCAAGAACCAGCCGTTGCTGTCTGTCAAGAAGTGATTGACACAGTAACCTTCTGGGATTGAACCGTTGTTCTTCAACGCGTTGATGTCGTTGTCGGTAGTGCCAACACGAAGGTTGGTTTCCAACAGGCGGGTAGCCACGAACATCAGAGCAGGAGGAATCACCAACTTGCGGGGCTTTGCTGCGATCAACAAACCGCGCTCATCAGTCCAAGCGGCAATTTGAATAACTGCATTTTCCAATGAAGTTTCGTTCAAGTCAGCGTTGGTAGTTGGGCGATTGCTGTTGGTGCCACCAGAAACCAAGGGGTGAGCTGTACTGAACAAAGCAACACCATCGCCACCTACGTAGCTAGCGGAGAAGCCGTTGTTCAAAACAGAAGCTGCCTTGACTTGTTTGGTGTATGCCATAGCACGGGCCAAAGCTTTGGTGTAGCGAGCAGACAAGCTGTCGTACAAGTTATCTTCAATCGCTTCTTCAGTGATTGAGAAACCCAAGGCAATGGTTTCGTGGTTGTAGCGTGCTGTGAACGCTTCTTGCGCATTGTCATAAGCAATGGAAGAACCTTCGTTCTTGACGGGAGCAGCGGAGAAACCAGCAAGCTTGGTCTCTTCTTCAAAGCTACGCTCTGATTTCTCAGTTTCGTAGATTTCTTTATGCTCTTCGCCGTAGCGAGAGTACTCCATACCAAACAATGCATTCAGTCCGGGGAGCAACTCTTTAAGTAGCTGTGCGCGTGAAATAGCCATTTTATGTTACTCCTTAAGCGATGCTGGTGGCAGCGTAATACTGATGCTGACCAAAGTTAATCTTGACCAGAATCTCTGGATACTGCATGAATACAAGTGTAGAACTTGCACCAAAAGCGGCAGCAGGAGCTTGGTTGAGAATAAACGATGTAGCACCGGCAGAAGCAGCGGTGTCAACAAACGACCCGGCGGAAATATAATTTCCAGATGAGTCCAGCGAGCCAACATCAGTACCAACAGGTAACGCAAACGGCAGAGCCGAACAGGTCACAGTAGCGGTAGAAATGCTGGTGTACGTTGCCGTACCAAGAGTAACAGCCGTGTCGGTCACCAAGCCAAGCACGCGAACGGGCAGAGTAGAGGTGGTGGCAGGGGTATCACTAGGAGCCAAGATTGCGTTCTTGGAGTTGCCGGTTGCGGTGCTACCGTTGTTGTTGATCATTGCCAAATTTTGACCGATCATGGCGCGAGCGCCAGAAGCAACAGCGGTAGTAGCGGAGCAAACAACACCCTTAAACACTTGGTCAGGATCGTCAGCAACAATAGCCACTGCATCACCAGCCGCAGTTGACGCGGGCCAGTATTGCGAGAAGGTCAACTGTTTAGTGACGGGGTTGGTGTAACTACATCCCAAAAAGATGCCAGTTTGGTTACCTGCTGTGCCAGTAGACACAGACAGACGGACGATTTCACCACGAGACAAACCTACGTAATCACCGTAGAAAATGTTCGTGGAGTAACCGTTAGTGATCGGATAGTTACGAGTCGAACCCGCAAATACCTGACCTCCGATCAAGTTGATCGGTTTTAGCCCGTAAGGGGCATCAATAACCGGATAAGCCATTTAAGACTCCTTTTAAAAAATTTAAGAACCTGTGCCAAATGTTACTTTTGACGATCTTTCCGCGAATTTTTGCATCCGTGGATCGTTGTCTTTCATGTAGGTGTGGTCTACCGAATCCATCTGCGCTTTGTTTATCTTGGCAAAGTGAGCATCACGTTGTTGCATAAACTCGGCTGGGATACGGCAAAGTACTAACCCACCTATGTCGATATTGCCTTTAAAGCGTCCGTCAACGGAAGCGTGCATCATGAGTTCTGGATAGTCTTCTGCTTTGCAGGGTTCGTATCCCTCACGTAACTTAGAGGAGATATTAGATGGATCACTATTACCCAGTACGCTAATACGGATCCAACGATGCGACCAACCGGGCCTATCGTCGGGTGAAGGCAAAGACTCTGGTGCACGCCACGCCGTTGGTCGTTGCATCTCTTGACGAGTATCCAACGCACGATCTAAGCGAATTTGCGGTTTTCCAGCTTTGGTGACTTCAGTATTTTCCATTTTTATGTTCCTTTTCTAAGTATGGCAACCTGTCTTGCATATTCTTCGATGGGCACCCCAAGGCGACGCGCAGTGGCGGCTTCTGATGCTTTTAAACGAATACGACTAGGTGGGGTACTTCGTGAGGCTGGTGCCACAGGCGAAGTAATTCTTGTTGCACGGCGTGGGGTATCTTCATACTCCTCTTCCGGTTCTGACGCCCTTTTCTTAGGAGGCGGATCGTCTTCCTCGTAGCTCTGATCACTATTAAAGTGCTCAGGGAATCTTTTGCGCATTGTTTTATCAATGGTTTGAAAGTACTCTTCAGTACCTACATAGTCCGCACCATACTCTTTCTGTAACTTCCTGTCAATGCCCATAGCAGTCATTGTCATTTCGTCGTCAACTCCCCACCAATCAGTATTGGCATCCACCCACTTTTTAGTGCGGGGGTTTAACTTGGGTTGCTCTGGCTGCGGGGGCTGAAACTCACGTTCTTGAATTTCAATGGGCCTTAATCCAGAAGCTCTGTCTATCCTAAGAGTAGCTTTAGCAATTTCTGCTTGGGCTTCGGTAATGGCGTCTACATCGCCGGATTCGTAGGCTTTCCTGTGCTGCTCTTTAGCAGACTCAAGATCTTTTTGGGCGGTAGACTGGGACTGCTCAATGTATGCTTTACTACCATTAGAAAGCTGTTGTTGAAGTCTTTTGTTTTCGCTATAGACTTGTTTGGCAAAGTTTTCTGCCGCTTCGCGTTCGCGTAGGGCTTCCTCTTTGGCGCGGCGTTCGTCGTGGTAGCCCTTGCCTAATTTCTTAATGCGGGCTTGAACTTTTTCATCGTATTCGGATAGTTCACCCTCGGTAACGTCTTCTACCTGTGCCTTCATGGGCTTGCGACCACGATCTTCCGGCGGGGTATCGTCCTCGATTTCTACCTCAAACTTCTCTTCAGCAGCAGCTTTCTCTGCTTTCTCATCGGGAAACTCGTAAGAGTCTTCAAACTTTTGTGTTGCCATGTATTACTCCTTATGCAGCACGGGTAATTCCGCGCGGATCTTCCACAACAGCCTCAACCGAATCATCGTTAATGATCCTAAATTCGCGGCCATGAATCTTCAGACGGGTGCCTGAATTGGGTCGGACAATGACAAAGTCACCTTCCTTGCACGACGGCCCATTAGGGAACCGAGCGGTATCTGTATAGGCATCAGGGCCTAGCTTTACTACAAACAGTACTGGGGTCAGTACTTCTTCATAGTGCATAGATTGATTTGATTTAACAATACCAATTTCACTATCTGCAAACTCTTCCATTGCTTCAGGAACAACGCACAGAAGTCGAAAGGTTTTAGGATCAGGCAACTGCTTTGCTTTATCCTCTGCACTCGTGTTAAGAATGCCGGACAAATCTACCGCAGCGACATCAAATTCAGTCATCGGAATACTCCATTTTCTTTGCAAGGTCTTTGACAATTTGATCTGCATGAGTTAGACCCCGAATAACTCCGCAGACGTGCCGATACTCGGCGAAATCCTTTGCGCCACCGCCACTTAAAAAAATGGCTTGATCCTCGCGTAACTTGTCAATTTCTTTGAGAAGGTATGTAAGCGTTTGTGAATTCATTTATCCACCCCTTTTGTTGTTAGGTTGATTTCGTTGTGCTCGCTGCATGGCCATCTGCGCTTTATGTTTTGCCGCATCAATACCCATACGCACTCCTTCCATCTCTTGCTGTTTGTCTAACTGATCTCGTTTTGCGGCTGACTGTGCGCCAACCTGCATAGCAGCGATTTCTTTTTGAGCCTCAATACGAGACTCTTCAATACGAATCTGGTCTGCTTTTGCCGCAGCGTCAATCTGTTGCTTCTGCTGTTTCAATTGCAACTCGCCTTGCTTGATCTGCAACTCTTGCATCTGCATCTGAACAATTGGATCTTGCATCTGTTGTTGTGCCTGTTGTTGCTGAGCTTGCTGTTGTGCTTGTTGAGTCAACTGCTGTGACGCTTGTGCTGTCATCATTGCAATACGATCCGCCAACTCTGGAGCCACTTGTTTGTTTTGCTCCTCATTAGGTAGTGGCGTACCAATTGCCATCTCCACTTGCTTGCGATACTCAAACGCAATGTGCTCGTTAATGTGCGCCATAGCCGCCGCCGCAATTGCTTGCGCTTGCGGGTTCATCTTCATCAACTGTTGAATCTTTGGATTCTGAATCATCGCCATGTGCGCCTGAATATGAGCCTCGTGATTCTGCTCAATGAACGCCTTGACCGGTTTTATGATTAGGATATTCTGGTTCTCCTGCACTGGGTCGGTTGGCACTTGGTCATCTTCGACCGGTACTAACTTGTTAGCATTCTTGATACCCAACACTTCAATCATCTGACGATGCAACAGAGGTAAGTTATAGAGTTGTGGTGCAGACTGAGCCAACTGAAGAACTGCTTGATACTGCACGATTTTCTGTGCCATTGTTGCTGCATTTGGATCACTAACAGGAATAACTTCTGTGCTGTCGTAATCTGATTTCTTAGCCTTACGACCTGCATCTTCTGGCTCATAGTCGTACTCCTCGGGCGTATAGTCAGCAATGATGATCTTGAGAAGCTTGAACTCTTGTTTCATGGTGTAGTGCAAACGCGCTTGCACTGCCGTCATCACTTTCAAAGTCCGCTCTAACAGAGCTAGTGTTGTACCCACCGGTGCATTAGTACTCATATCAGACACGTTCATGTCGCCACTGGACGCAAACGCCCGACCTTCTTGAACTATGTTCTGGAATAGTGCAAACAGAACCTGACTAGGTTCTTTATACGGTAGGGGTAGTATGTTGTCTCTGATTGATCCGCTTGGTACATCTACGTCTCTAAACTCTCCGGGCTGGATGGGGGTGTCGTCTCCCTTAATGCGTAAGCCGCGAGATTTAAGACCTCCGGGTAAGTTAGATAGCGTGCCAGCATCCACCAACTGTCGGATGAGCATGGTGGCGGACTTGGCGTAGCCCCCGATAAGGTGGATAAGACCATAACCATAGAAGCCAAAACCGGGGATGTATTGATAGTGGACAAAGTGCTGTCGCTTGGTGTGCAGTTCGTCGTCTTCATACCAATTTCTCCTTACGGCTAAAACCTTACCTGTGCCCTTCTCAATAGTCACTACATAGGGTAACGCAATCCCAGTCTTCTTACCCTTCTTGTCCTCATGCTCAAACCCAGCCAAGTCCAAGTCAACGTGCATCTCCAAGATACGGAAGCGATCATCGTTGATAGCTGACATGCCCTGCTCTTCAGCTTTCTGCTTCTCAATATCATCCAACTCATGTGTCGGCTCGCCTAAGTCTACGTCGATATAGAACCCAGCTTCTTGCAACTTCTTAATCTCGTTTTCAGTCTTACGCATGACGTGCGCGACTCGCTCGGCGGACTCAAGATAACTAGCACCATAAGGAACCACAATGTCTTCAGCGGGAAGAAACACTGCTACTTGACGACCCTTAGCTGGGTCGTAGTACACCTTCTTAAACG